TCCGACCAGAACGTCTGCCGCTCCACCCGTGCAGCCACGGCAGGCATGTCCTCCGCTAGTCTGGCGATGGCCTGCTGGATTTCAGCTTTCTTCAGCATGCGCGTGGCCTGCGTGGACAACACGCTGTAGTTCCCTTTGTAGCCTGCGGCCTTGGCGGCGTTGGTGCCGTTGCCGAGACAGTCCCCCATGTAGTGGTCGATGAAGGCCTGCTCTTTGACGGTGAGTGTCTTAGGCATCGTCGGAGAGGTGTATGATGTCGCGCAGTAACGCCAGGGCTGCCTTGTAGGCGGCGATGCTTAACTCGTATCGTGCCTCTCTCTTCTGGTAGCCCTCGATGGTGTCGGCCTGGCGCTTGATGGTCTGCTCTCGGTCTATCTCGCGCGCTGTGCGCTGGCGCTCGGACTCCATGTCACGCGCGTTCGCGTTGGCTGGGACATCGTCCGAGAGAAGAGGCAGGCCCTCTCTGACTCGCTCCTGCGTGGCGGTGTCAGGCCACTGCTCGGGTGGCCCCGGCTCAGTTCCCACGCCAGCGCGCCTGTCGTCGATGGACTGGGGGCCACCTACGCGCTTGATCGCCCCTGTGTGTATGTCGACCTGGTGCCACGTTGGGCGCCTGCTCCCAATCGGACACACATGCAGCTCGATGGTGTCCTGGCTGGTGTGATGCAGCACGGAGAGCCGGTCCTTGCCGCCTGCACTGAACACTGCCGCCCCTTCGCCGACGCTCAAGATTCTCAAAACCCCATCCTCTCTAGTAGATGCCGTCCTTCGATGTTGAGTTGCGCGACGACCGCTGCGCGCGTGGTGATGTAGGCGTCGCCTGGGTTCACCATCGCCCAGATCGTGCCGTCGTCGTTGCTCTTCCACCCGCGTGACCGGAGCCAGTCGCCTGCGTCCATCGGTTCGCGCCCACCGACAGAGCCTGGGCAGATGTTGCCGTCAGGCCGCTTGTGCGTGGCGTGGGGTGTCCCGTCCCTGCGGAAGGTCATCTGCTTCTCGCAGGCGGAGCATTGACCCCGGTAGGTGCCGGTGCGTCCGTCCATCAGGTCAGTAGATCCTTCGGAGCCATTCACGAACGCGGTCGCGGCAGCGCCACCATAACGATGGTCGCCGACGCTCGCCCCGGTAGATGGCCTCAAGCGTGGCACTTACCGCGCGGTTGTATTCCGCTTGCGCGCTCCAGGCGCTGGTGACGAGGCCCTCGGTGCGTCTCATGTCGTACTCCCCCATAGTCGCGCGTCGTTCCCGAAGACCGTCCAGCCTTCAGCCTTCGCGCGCGCGAACAGTTCCAGGCGTTTCCCGTGGACCCAGTGCTTCTCGATCCACTTCCGAACATCTTGAGGCTTGGCCGAATGTTCACTTGACCGGCGCTCGGTGAATATGCTCTTCGATTGCGGTGTCGGCTTGTCTGGCATGCCCCGGCCCCGCACGGCGATGATGAGATGCTCGTGGACGCCGTGCAGCGCGTAGTGCGTAGGCATGCCCAGTACCTTGTCCCACACCAGGTTCGTCTTGTACGTGAACCCCCAGGCCTTGACGACCTCGAAGCCGACCTCAAGCATGGGCGCCGTCACCCACATGAACAGCGTGGCGTCTGGCAGCGCGTGAGCCTCGACAGGCAGCTTGCAGATGTCCTCGACCGTCATGCCTGGGTAGTGCTTCGCGGCCTTGCCGAGACTGCCGTCGTTGGTCGCCCCGCTGTCCGAGTAGAGCCAGGGCGGGTCCGCGTAGATGACGCGATACTTGCCAGCCAGGATGGCCTGGCCCTTGATGACCTTGGTGCGCTTCGCGGCCTGGATCTCTGAGCGTAGCTCGCGCTGGCTCCACCCCTCTGTTGCTGCGCGTTCGAGCCAGCCTTCCTGCTCTTTGGGTTCGAGTGAAACCACCTCGGAATGCACCGAAAAAGCGACGTCATCCCGGCGCCGGGATGGGTGTATGTTTTCCCCAATGTATTTGAGGTTTTGAACGGTCTTCTCGGCGTACCCGGTCGCCTCCAGGACGGCGTCATGCCGCTCTTGCCAGTCGCTCCTTGTTTCCCCGTACGCCACCAGGTCGGCCACCCACCAGGACGACGCCTTGTGCGCTTTCTGCGCGAACGCGGTCGCGGCCTGGAACTGATCGAAGGTGGGCTTACCGGCGACGATGACGCCAGTGTCCGTGAACGTGAACCGCTCGCCGATCACGAACGTCCCGGTCGTCTTCGTCGCCAGTTTTTTCGTCACTCTGCGTCTGCCGTGGCTTTCTCGGACGATGTCCGCACTCGCAGTTTCTCTTCACCAGACACGCGCGCAAGCTCGACGCCGCTACCTCGGTAACTGAACCGGCCACTTGGGTGCTTCGCCGTCTTGTGCTGCATGCGCGTGAGCGCCGTCTGCATCTCCGCCGCGTCGTCCGCCTTCAGCGCGTTGATCTTCGCGCGAATGCTCGACAGGTTCGCGCAGCAGTCGTCGAGTATCGCGTCGCGCGTGTCCTCCAGGCCCGGCAGCGTCTGGTCCCGCTTCGGCAGTTTCTTCGCAGTTGCCGTCTTCGCCTTCTTCCGTTTCGCGCTCGCGTTCAATGCGTTCGCCATAGCTCCACCCATCGTGTTTGTCCTTCCTGTATTCCGCTATCAATCTCGCAACCCACAGGACGAGTCCAATGATCGCGAGCGCCTTCATGGATCGACGAGTATGTGTTTCTTTCGGCAGTGAGCCGCAATCAGGATCGCGTCGGCGATGGCATGCGTGACCTTGGTCTTCGGGAACAGACGCGTAGCTGCGAGTTTGGTGATGTTCTTGTCTCCGCCCGTGCGGCAGTTCATCGACTTCTGCCAGACCTGCGGTGTCTCGAGAGAGAACGGAATGGTCGCGCCGGTCAGCGCCATGATCAACATCCCGTAGCCTCTGCCGAACGTGAACGCCGACGCGACGCCTTGTTGTGGTGATGACGAGACGCGCTCCAGGATCGCGACCGTCCGACTTGGGTCGACGCGCGCCAGCACGTCCAGTACGCCCTCCGGTGTGTCGGGCATCTTCTCGGCAAACAGGAGCGCCCCCCCGGCCCCTATCGCTGCTATCCCCCCGCCCTTGCCAGGGTCGAGGCCCATGAACGTGAACTCCGCACCTGGCCGCAGCTGCGCTGCGCGGCCCTGCCGTAGCTCTGGGTCGAGGCTCCCGAGTCTCGACGCCGTCTTCTTCTTACTTCTTGCGCGGCCTGCCGCCTTTGCTCCCATTGGCCCTCGCTGTCTGTGCTTTCCGCTCCGACGTCTTCAGGCCACCACGGCGCCCCAGGGCAACCGCAGCGGCCAGCTTCTTCGCCATGCCCTAGATCGTAAACCCAAGCGGTGGTGGGGTCAAATGGGCGCTCAGGTCATCTTGCGTGGCTTCTTCGTCTTCGGGGCCTGTGGTTCCGGCTCTGGCGCGATGCCACCATCGGTGAACGTCTGGGTGTCGCGCGAGAGTGTGAGGTTGACTTCCCCTGTTGGCCCGTCCCGCTGCTTCTCGATGATGAACGCGGTGGCGCCGTCCTGTTTATGGTTCGCGCGGTGAAGGAACGACACGATGTCGGCATCCTGCTCCAGCGCGCCTGACTCGCGCAGGTCCGACAGGCGTGGTCGTGGGTCTGGCCGTTTGTCGTTGGCTCTCGACAGTTGCGACATCAGCAGGATCGGGACGTCGCATTCTGCGGCGAGGTTCTTCAGCCTGCGGCTCGCGTCGGTGATCTGCTCGTTCCGGTTCGCGCCCTTCGCGGCGGTGCTTGCCATCAGTTGGACGTAGTCGACAATGACCAGGTCGAGACGCCCTTCCAGTTTCAGCCGTCGGCAGCTGTGACGAATGCTCTCGGCGGTCAGGCCTGGCGACTCGTCGACGTGGATGTGCAAGCGCGACATGACCTCGATCGCGCTGGCGAGTTCCGTGCAGTCCTCTCTGGTGAGTAGTCCGCTGCGGATCGCCATCGCGTCGACCTGGGCGATGTGCGCGAGGATGCGGTCCTCAAGCCTCACGCGTTTCATTTCCAACGAGAAAATAGCGACGACGTGGTCTTCGTTTTTCGCGACGGCCACTGCCGTGTTCAACGCGAACATGGTCTTCCCGATCGACGGACGCGCGCCGACGATGATCAGGTCGCTTGGTTGCCAGCCCAGTGTCTCGTGATCGATGGACGTGTAGCCCGTCGCGACGCCAGTAACTTCCCCTTTTCGCTGCAGCCGCTCGTTCAGCCGCTCGCGCAGTGCGGCTCCCGTCGTGCTGATGTCCACGAGATCGCTCTGCCGATCCGACTGCAGTGTGAGTAGTTGCCGGTCGGCGGTGTGAAGAATCTCCGCAGACTCCTGTTCCGCCTTGTAGGCGTTCGCCACCATCTTGTTGCCAGTCTCGATGATGCCCCGGAGCCTGGCCTTCTCTTTCACGATGCGCGCGTAGTGTTCGATGTTCGTTGATGACGCCACGCCTTTCGCGAGTGATGACACGTAGGCCGGTCCCCCGACGTCGTCTAGGTGTCCTGCGCGCTGGAGTTCTTCTTTCAACGTGATGAAGTCGACGCTCGTTCCCTTGTCTTCCGAGAGTCGCTTCATGGCCTCGAAGATGCGTCGATGCGCCTGGCGGAAGAAGTCGCGCGGCTCGATGATTTCAATGACGCGATCGATCGCCTCGCCTTTCACGAGGATGGTGCCAAGCACGGACTCTTCCGCGTCCAGGCTGGCCGGTAGCGTCGGCTCGTTCATATCAGCCTCAGTTTCTGTGTCTTGGTTTTTGCGCGCCGGTCTTTCGTGCGTTGTGCCGTGTGTTCCTGGTCTGACTGGCAGGTCGGCGTATGGTTGCATCCGACGACGACGTAGCCGCGCGCGTCGAGTGTGACGTGGGAATTGATCGACGCCACGAAG